TCCACTGCCTTCTTTACTCTTGTTTTGAGATATTGACTAAGACTAAAGTACCCAAAACCAAAGCGATGGCGTACCCAATTAAATTTGCTATTAAGCGATAAAATGACATCATATGCCCGGTCTCCTAAAAAACTTATCCAGGGTGCTAGTCTGGTTATGCCATCAAACAAGTCTCCATGTACCACAAGATAATGTTTGCCGTCTGCACCTATATGTTCTATTTGATTATGTATCTCAACCAGTCCAAAACTGAACCCATATGGTATCATGGGGCGGAGGAACTCGTCATGATTACCAGCCACATATACCACACGAGTGCCCCGTTTAGCATGACCGAGAACACGACGGACCACATTAGTGTGGCTCTGTTTCCATCTCCATTTGTTTTGTTGGATTCTCCAGGCATCAATTATGTCTCCTACAAGGTATAAAGTGTCGCAGGAATTGTGCTTGAGGAAGTTGTTTAACTTATCAGCCTGACAATCCCTAGTACCGAGATGAACGTCGCTGACGAAGATGGATCGGTATGTCTTCATACCAATATTTACTGGTGTAATTAATTTTTAATATTACACTTGTGTTACATAAGAAGAAACCCGCCGAAGCGGGTTTGTTTTAGACTACAACTTCTTGATAATCTTCTTTACTACATCCACATTCAGGACAGACAAAATCATCCGGAAGTTCTACCCAAAATCCTTCTTCAACTTCATCGTGTACGTGACCACAAACTACACATATATGTTCGGCATCCATTATGCTTCTCCTTCTGTAACATCATAAGTTCCTGCAATTACTGCATCTAATTTTTCTTGATATGCTGCTGCATGGCGCCGCTCAATCTTAGCCAATGCTGCAAAACGCTTTTCTGCTCGGGCCAATACTGCTGCAAATTGCTCAGCATGTTCTTTACTTTCTTCAATCTGATGCTGTGCTTCTTTGGCAGCTTCTAAATTTCCTTCATGTATAGCAATAGCTTCAAACTGTGGGTACATTTCAGTAAACTCATATGTTTCACCCGCAATGGCTAGTTGCAGACACTCTTGGGTAGTGGGCTTGCCGACGAGCAATTCCAAATGACCCCAGGCATGTAAGATTTCTTGATCTGCGGTATGTTCAAAGTGTTGGGCAACTTCTTCGTAACCCTCGGCACGAGCAATCCGTGCAAAGTAACGATACTTAATATGTGCCTGGCTTTCCCCCGCCAATGCACTACTTAAATTTGCTAATGTAGCTGACATAATTTCTCCTTGTGTGTGAATGTCTTACAATTTTCATTGTACATGTATTTACTATAGAAATCAACTATAAAATGGCCGTTTTAATTGAAAATTTCTATAGCGGTAATAGTATTAATATTCAACGAAGTCAATTAATAACACCACACGCTCTTGATTGGTTTTATTCCATGCCGAATGTGTTTTACGGTCATCAAAAATAATCATTTTACCTTGTTCCCAAGTTATAACAGTATCTTCGACTTGCAGACCAATGTCACCTACGGGTATTTTTAATCCCAGGTGCGCTCTTAAAAAATTACCTTTAAACCCTGTATGTGGCTCTAGAATGGTACCGGGCGCAAGTCGGCTAAATGCCACAGTTCCTACTCCATGCGGGAAATTATTTTTTACTAAATTTGTAGTAACAGGACATTTGACAGTGTTTGGCGGATGCTCTAAGCCGCTAGGGAAACGAAACAAACAAAAAGTTTCCCAACCATGATTGTATATGTCTTTTTCGTAGTAATCACTAAATTCAGATTCTACCTGTAGATATTCTTGATATATGGTTTTCCAGTTATCTTCAAAAACTTTGACAAAGTCGTACATGTGACTTCCTTAAACTAGTATTTATTTCGAAATAAATACTTCGAAGGAATTAACACATGAACGGAAATAACTTATATCTGCATCTTGAACTACCATTGGAGTTTAAAGAACCACCATCTGTAAATTTTACAACTGGCCGCATTAAAGAAATTGAGTTCAGTACCGAAGATCTATTGGAACCGGATTGGCACGCCTGGCTGGGCAGTTTAGGCGTTAGAACAAAATGGGGCAGGGTAATGACCAGCGGTGTGGGTCAAAGATATGACATACATATTGATTGTATGGATCCTCCGGGAAATCAGGCAGCACTTTTAAATTTTATGTTTGAAGGTGACGACAGTGAAATGATGTGGTACTCTATGTTGCCTGGTAAAGAGCCTCACAAATATACCAATACCAGGGGCGCCCAGGTGCAAGGTTATCGCCCAGAAGACTGTGTGGAAATCTATAGATCGCGCCCAAGCAAATCATGCTTGGTCAATACTGGAATTCCGCATAGCATGCAAAACCACAACTCACCCAATAGACGCTGCTGGAGTCTATATTTGCACTCTATAGACCTATCCCGCAGGATAGAATTTCCTGAGGCAAGGGAAATATTTAAGCCTTGGATTAAATGAGAAACCCGCCGAAGCGGGTTCTGGTTGTTTCTTTTATACAGTAAGTCCTACTGCACCTTAGCCTTAAGCGGCCATGGAATATAAACTATCGTTTGCCTTTAGTTTGATTTGCTTGATTTACGGTCATCGCCTACCGTGCTGTCCACTTCAATACTCCTGACCCAATCGATCCTGTGTCATCCCCACCTAAATACACCTTATACACTTAGGTGGAGATGCCGGGCACTGCCCCCGGGTCTTGGCTCCATTTTTATCCGTTTCATACAGCAATAACTACTATTTATCGCCAAGTCTTCCTAGCGATCCAATGTTGTATCCGTTGCGCCTGCCTCGCTAGTCCCCAAGGCAGTGTGAAAAATATCTTCTCACCACTTGGAGTATACATGGTCTTACCATCACTATCGACTCCCATCAATCCTATAAACATAGGTTCTCCTCAATTCAATGCTTCACAGCAAACATACTGCTGATCATTGCTCTTACCATGACTAAATCGCTCTCACATGTGACCACTATAGGCTCATCAAGATCCGGATCATCTGCCCATGCTGCTTCGGGAAACTGTAAAAAAGTAAAGATAGTTCTAAAAGTCACAGTCCTACCTTGTGTGTAGGCAAGCTCTATCACATCCACTATGGAATTTACTATTTGTTGAGCTTTAAAATCTAGCGGGGTCATGATATTTAATTAAATGTCATGTGCCCTGTTGCATACAATACTGCCATCACTGGGCCTGCAATATGCTCACCAATTTCATACAAGGCCCAAACAGTTAATGCCACCGCCCACCATGGGTTAGACTCTGCCTTGTGACCTAACCATATGAAGAACCGTCCGTGCAATTGCCCAATCTTGTTTGCTAGTCGAACTATCATAATTTACCGATTGTAGCAATTGCGTTCACGATAGAAACGACCATCGGGAGTTTGAATCTCTCGCCAGTCACTGCAAATAGGTGGGCGAACACTTGTAGTTTGTTCTACATACACTTGCGGTTGCGATTGTACATACACTGGTTGTGGTGGTACATACACTTGTGCTTGATTGTTGGCATTGGCAATAACTGCTCCTGCAATTCCACCAATGATTAGTGGAGCAATCCAATCGTTGCGCTCAACAATAACTGTCCTTGGCGCTGGGTGGTGATGATGCCATTGTTGCGCAAAAGACAATGATGCCACACTTGTTAAAATAACACTGATTAAGACTTTTTTCATAGTAATCTCCTTACTATATATTTAACGCTTTAGCCAACGATTAAGTTGACAGAAGCCCGCGCAGGGCGGGCTTCTTGTTGTGCTGCATGAAATTATGCAGTGGTTGCGACTTTGGTGTCAACAGCAGGTGCCTTAGCGGCACGAGCCTTGATAGCTTCAAGGCTAGGTGCCTTGGCTTTTGCTTTGGGTACAGCAACCTTAACAGTAGCGGCACCGTTGTACTTGGCATCCGCAGTATCAATTGCTTCTTTGAATTCGGCACGTTGATACATGTCAGTGCCTTTAAGATGCTTGACGCAATCACCCTTGCTCATTTCTGTGGGCAATTCCAACAGCTCAATCTCATCATTACCGGTCTTCATAAGGACCTTTACACGGCTCATGTCGTTAGCGAAACGAACTTTGAACACACCATTATTACGGCTCACGCCAGTTACTTTAAACATATCAAATCTCCTAGTAGGAAGTGGTTGAAAAAAAATGTTGTACTTACAACATGCTCAAATTATAGCTGACTTCTGAATAGAAGTCAACCATTTTTTGACTTGATTTGCCCATTTAGTTTGCAGGATGCAGGGCAAGAACGCTACCAGCGCCATAGCTGGATTCCAGCAGGCTCTTGGTACCAAAATATCCGCCAGAGTCGGGGACAGTCATAAAGACATTGCGTCCCATAGTTGCTGGCACGTGACCTCGTCCGGGCACAAAAGTAGTAGCCGCAGAAGGCATTTGAACTTGTACAGTGGCGCGCCATTGAGTAGTCATGTCAATCTCCTAGATTAATATTCAGTATTTTCGGGCATGCTTTCTAGTACATCATATACTAGAGAAAGCGGAACGTCTAACACTTGTGCGATCTTAGTTGGATGATCACCTTGCTCAAGCATGAGCTCAATATCCAAATACATTTCTTTCATGCGGCTCATGCTAGTTCCTTTTCATTTGCTAGTGCTTCAGTTAATACAGTCAATTTGCGGCTGATGCTAGAACGCCCAGTGTCGGTGTCGTAAACATCACCACAATACCAAACACCGTCCTTCATCACATAGTAGTACTCGGCACCGGTGTACTCGCACAGTTCTAGAAACTCGTCAAATGTGTGCGATACTCGGAAGTCAACGCCCGTCTCGCCGCGGTCACGACCGTAAAAGGTACTCCAACCTGCCGCTCGTGCAGCTTCGTATGCTGCTTTATTCTCTGCTTCAATTCGTGCGTTTTCTTCATCGCTCAACTCATCGTTCTTTGTGTGATACTGGCTGAACGGATGTGCCTCACCAATCAACTTGTCTAGGCTGCTCATGTCGCCTAGTGCCACAAGGTTGTTAGCCCGGGCGCTGTCATAGTGCTCTTGCAGGATAGCGCCATTGTGCGCAAGATAACCGTCCCAATGACAGTAAATGCTCTTGCACTTGTCACCATGCATCACACCAATTCGACTACGTGTACCCATTTCTGACTCCTGTTTGTTGCTGCGTATGTGTATATTATACTGGATTTTGGGCTGGCTGTCAACCGATTATTACCACTCGGCGTGCGCCTTCAAAGTCGCCTTCATCTTCGTACATGTCGTCCTCAACCAAGAGCGTGTCCATGCGGTGGTAGTCGCTGTATTTGACCACACCCTCCGTGACAGAGTCTACAGCAGGTGCAACCTCGGTACGCTGGTAATCGCCATAGTTATAGCTGAAGTGTACAGCCGCCTCAGGATCCATATCCTGCAGTCGCTCAATAAGGTCTTTAACCAGCATACCGTGCTCCTTAAGCATAGAAACTTGTGTTAAATTTGCAACTCTGATACACTACTTCGCGCACCGCGGTATCCATGAGCTCACCGTACTGCTCAGTTTTTTGATCTGCAATAAAACGCATGAGCGCCTCTGTTTGTTGCCAATTCAAGTTGGCTGCTTGACTCAGCTCTACAATCTTTTGTGCTACTACGTCACCGGCATCTGTGTACATGTCAAAGCCTGTATTCATAATCGACTCCTGTTTGTTGCTGTTCATGTATGTATTATAGCGCATTTTGGGCTAGCTGTCAACCGAAATCTGGCATTTTTTGCCAGAATTCTGGAAGATTTTTGTTGTTTTTTAGCAACAAATTACCACTTATTTCCCGTGTTATTCACGTCCAAATTGATGCTGTCTTCCTCAATTTCTTCCTCGTTTTCTTCTTCGTACAGGATTGCACTATCGCTGATACCGTATGTGTAGTCCAAATCACTGGGCAAGGTTTCAATAATTTCCTCACTGGTCATGTCGCCGTACTCGTAGTAGTCGTCGCTGCCGTTGTCCCAAACACCAGCAAAGGCCATGCCGGGTTCATGGTAGTCGGCATAGATACGAAATCCCATGGTTAGCATCTTTGCATAAGCCGCAGTTGGGGGAGCCCATGCGCTGTCAAAATAGAGAACGATGCTGTTTTCTTGCACATCGTTGATGCCATCGGAATTTCCCACATCCCACTTAGTGCCCCAATTTTCTACACACCACGTGTGGTCCCACTCATTGTTGGGCATGGATACAAACTCCTGCAGGAAACGACCAGCAGCAAAGGCATCTTCTGCTCGCCGGATCATTGCCGGATCATCATGTTCCAGCGTCACAGTGTTAGCACACCAATTAGGCATAACGACCTCCTAGGAAAATTGCATCAATGAAAATTCCAATAGCGATAAGGATGAACATGCCACCTATAAGGTTTGACAGCATCCATAGGAACACCAACGGTGTGTCCCTATCAGCAAGGATAAATTTAATCTTTTGCCATGTAGTCATATCACTCTCCGGTTATCATGTCAATTAATTTACAAAAAACGAATATGGCACCCCACAGCATAGCCAGTGCCATACCCAATCCAACTGCCCCTATCAAATAAGGTTCGATGACGTCGTACACACTAGTTCCTTATCCCCGCGGCTTGGACTCAACCACAGCAATACGACCGCTGTAGACACCACGGTTAGGGGTGTGACGCAGAACGCCCGGCGCCGGGTAAGTGATTACGCCACCGGTGCTGGATGGGACGGGCTCGGGTGCAGTATAGTTCATAGTTGCCTTTTAGTTGTGTTAAATTACTTGTCAGTCTTCATGACGTATTCAAACAGGACCCACTTGGCACGATTCAGGCACTGACGTGCATCTTCGGCACGGTTAAAGTCAATGTCGCCGTACTCGGTGTTAATCATCTCTTGTGCATCGCTCATCAAGCTGGCTGCAATCATTGCAGGACCCGAAAAGCGGAAAGTGATGCTGGACTCGATGCTTTCACGCATGCCAGCTTCAGTAACACCGTACATGCGAACTTCACGTTTTTCTTGCTCGGTTAGTGCGTTATAAGTAGCAGTGGTCATCTCAAGTTCCTTTGTTAAACAATAACTATATTAGAAATTTAGTGTTATCTTCTTATCGATTAGCAAGGCAGCAGTCAGCACCATCAGGGCCAACAGTCACTTCGTCGTACCAGGCAATCTCATATCCAAAGTCCTCGCCCTCCAATACTGCAATACGAGCTAGGGCCAGTTCCACAGTTGGATACACTCCGTATATGTGACTCTCAGGAGCGCCACAGTACTCAGCACGTACAATAAAAATAGAAGTCATGTTGTTTCCTTAGTGTCTAAGCATGTATTATAACGTCTTTTGGGCAGATTGTCAACCAGAATTTTGTTGTATTTTTACAACAGGTCCACTTGGATTTGACGTCCGCGGATTGTAGTCCCAAGCCCAGTTGGGATATCCTTACGGTGTGCGCGAGCCAGGATGCGCTCGGTTGCCAGGGTTTCCACTGCCTCCCAGCATAGGCTGCGAGCGTTGACAGTAGCAAACTGATCGCTCATCTGCTTGACAGTCATGTAAAAGCCAATGTCGTTTTCACTGCCGTCACCTTTGAAGATAACACGGAACTTCTGCGAATTTTTCAAACCATCAACAATAGTCTTTGTACGCATGTTTACTCCAGTTAAATTAGATTGGGCTTACAGTGGATTAACCAAATGCCATAGCCAGTTAAAGAAACACTAAAGGAACTCAGCTCGTTTGTCCAGGACCGTCTCCTGTACCCTAGCTCGCACACTAGGAACTCTGAACTTCGTCATTACCGCCTAACTACCCGTCACGTTCTACTGCATAGCCTAAGCTATCGTTCATACGCTTCATGAAGCTGCATAGGAGCCAGTCCGTCAACTGGGTTAAAACTCCTATACAGTCCCTAACGGATTAGGTAACCTTTAATGCTTTTCTAACTGTCTATGTATCAATTATACTTGATTTTTGGGTTCTTGTCAACCAGAATCTTGTTGTATTTTTGCAACAAGCCCCAATTAACATTTACCCCTTTCTCCCTGTCCATGTATCAATTATACTGGTTTTGGGCTGGGCTGTCAACCAGAATTCTGGTTATTTTGTTGTATTTTTACAACAACTAGCTGAAATTTTGGTTAGAAAAACGCTGCCCTGCGCTTTTTTGACGTTGTATGCTAGCGGGCTGTCCTGTGCCCAGCTCATCGTGGGTGAAAAACCCATATAAGAACACTTGGTTTTGCTCTACTTTATAGACCAAACTGAGATCGTGTGTGAGATGGGCATGCTTGAGTCCTTGCACTTGCATACCTATTACTCCTTTTTGGATAAATGGTTTATCACTAGATCCAAAACTGTTATTGGGATTACTACGTTTAGTCTCCATAAACCCGTGCAGTTTTCTCTTAAGAGACGGGTTGTCGCGAATTCGTGCTAGATAAGTCTGCTTGTATAACTCAGATCTACGGAATAGCACTTCCATAGATTATTCCCAAGAAGCCATTTCAGCTTCGAGTTCTTCGGCAGTCATGGGCTTGGACCACGCACCCGATTGATCTTGTTCTACAATCTTAACTAGGTCTTCGGTAAGAAAGCCAGTGTCATTGTTACGGGCAATGGTTTCCTGTAGGGTTGGGGCACTTGCTACTTCGTTGATTTTCATAACAATATTTATCCTATGGCTGTTTGCTACATTGTAGCAGGTATCGTGCTATTTGTCAATACTGAAGTTGCGGTCAATTACGTGAGCTTCGGCTCGGCGTAAGCGATCAATCCAACCCATATTTCTAACTGCTTTGAAGGCCAAATTTTCGGTACTGAATTCCCCACCAGCATCTAGCCCATTTTGGCGCATGCGATAGAGTTTAGCTGCTGCCTGTTTGAAATCTGCAGGACTGGTGCTACGCCTAATAGTTTTGCTCAATAGGTCAATCATGTTCTGGGTTTTTTTCTTTACTGCATGCTGATCATATTGGGGAGGAACGAATTCTGGCTTGCTGACCCAGCGATTGTTTAACACGGAAAATATGCCCGCGCTGTGTCCTTGATGTTGGCTATCTTCTACGTAGAGTTCTACTTCGTATCCATATATGGTGATGTTGTGCTTGTCATTCCAAATGTGTTTTTTAGCACTGTACAATGCCTCAGCTAAGTCGTCACATTTGAGATCACGATAATCGGTTACTACATGTAAATCAAAATCACTGTAGTTGGTGTAATTGAAATTTGCTAGACTACCAGTAAGATATATGTCAAGCATTTTAAAATCTGGTATTTCTAAGTATTCAATAAACACCTTAGCAATGGTCAGCAGTTGTTGGCGCACCGCAGGATCCATGTTCCAGCCCGTCCATACTTCGGGATTAAGTGCCCTGTGATATTGTAGTGTATCGTTAACGGCAACTAATTCATCAGATTTCATTATTTCCCAATCTTAATAAGATTTCCCGGAACTTTGTTTTGTGGCAAAAATGCAGGAGAGACAGGCGGAAGATAATCTCCGTACAAATCAAAAAGAATTTCTGTATTATCTGTGTAGAATCTATATGGACTATATTCCACATTATCGGGTAATGTAATTATTGCTGGCTTAGTCCTACTAGATTTATTAACACGGTAGGGAAACACTCTACCATATCCAGGGCCAGTTTGTGCAGTGTATAACGAATCGTATCGTATTATGACCTGTCTGCCAGACAATACAGGATGACCGTTTTCTACTAGTATAGTGTCTGGTGGATTTTCGTCCGGCAGTTGACTAAAACTAATATCAATGCTGATACCAAATGGCATGCTGGGATAGATTTCCCATTGAAAGTCACCACCATCACCTATAATATCACTGGCTACTATTAGATAACGACCTACAATTTTATCTCGGTCGCTGACTTGTGCTAAATCTAATCCACTGGGGTCTGTTGTTGGAACATCAGTGAATCCCGGCAACTGATCCAGTCGAACAACAGCATACCCATATACTCGATCATCAATTTGTTTGGTGTAAATAATAGGTTCCACAATTTCGATTGTGGTTTGATTACTGGTGTCCTGCCCTGGCCTAGTGTCAAAATCAAAAATATATTCATCGTACTGGGATTCATTGGCAATGCCACGCCAGACGTCGTTTCCTCTTTCGTAGGGTTTATATGCAAATTCGTAATTATTAACATCAAACGGAAAATCAGTGTTGACATTTTTTGCTGGATATCGTCCCGGATTGGATTGGTACGATAATGTTATTGAATCGTTTGTTGAAGATACTGCTTGAAAAACGCCATTAAATGTTGTACTTACACCTTCAACTCTGTACTTCCCAATTGGATAATTTCCCAAATCTTGTAATTTTAAAGTAGCATATCCACGAAAAAGGTCATAGTGCGGATTAGCGACTGTAGTAACGTATGGTGGTAATCGGTAGGTGACAGCTATACTCATAATATGTATTTATGGTCACAGAGTTTATGTACCACACTATGGGATTCCCGGTAGCGAATCGGGCCGTCCCGGGCAGTGGTCGCCCGCCCTCGCAACTAGTGCGGTCCTAAGGGTGTTTGTTTAACCACGCATGCGACGCCGAACGCGGGGGTATGTTCTTCCAGATGTGGGCCTAATCCATACGTTTTTCTTTGGATAAGGGATTCCAGTGACTGGTCGCTCTTTTGGCAAGAACATATATCTGTTAGTTGAACCTTGAAGGCTAAAAACATCACTAGTCCAAATTGGGGCAGTACCACCAGTATTTCGAATCTGGGACAATTTTGCATAATTTTTTACATAGGTCACTGCATCAGCAGGAGTCATATTTGGATACAACTCTGCTATACATGCTAGCATTCCGGCCACTTGCGGACTTGCCATACTGGTGCCTATTTCTCTGCCTATGTAGTATGAGGAACTTCTAGGATCTCTAGCAGTAGTGCTACCGCTCCAACCACCAGCGGAGTCTGACAGGGCGCCAACGATCCAAGTACCCGGGGCAAAGACATCTATTCTAGGTCCGCGATTGCTGTAAAATGCCACAGACTCTAACTTATCAGCGCCTACGGCTCCTACACACACAACTCCCGGGACTGAACCTGGGGCACAACCTCGATGTTGGTACCATAGATAAAGCGTGCCGGCAAATGAAGCTACAAATTGATTTTCATAATCAACATCACCTGGGTTGGCTATATAATAAGATTCATTCCCAGCCGAAGCAACAACTATAACCCCATCGGCTACTGCTTGTGCTATATCTGCTGCATCAGAGTCAAGGTACCATGGCACAGTAGTAGTACCTGCAATGTTGTACATGCCAACTGAATTCAATTGACTTGATGTCAGTGCTGTATTGTTTCCAACTCCTATCTCAGTTCCTCTCCATGATGCTTCAATGACTGGCCCTAGTGTGTACGGTGCATAGGGAAAAGTTAAACTGGTACCAATACTGGCATTTACTATTGTGGGGTTTCTACGACCTGTCGCTGGATTGATAGGTTTATTTTTATGAAATGCTCTTATGTAATCCCAATAAATTAACGAATCAATTGTTCCTCCCAAGGGATCAATTTGATATATGTTAGCGTCTGACGCCCATCCTTGAGTATTTCCGGCAACAGTACTAGTGGTATGACTGCCATGGTTGGCATTAATTGAGTTTGTGGCTTTGGTGTACGGATATGCTCCTGTAAGAAGTGGCGCAGCATCATCGTCTATACCAGATACAATACTGGTTAGTAAATGCCAATTATATAATGTACATCTAGTGCCTCCGGTACCATCTGCATTTTTTGCATATTCCGGATGAGCGGGAACTCCGCTCATGCCATCTACCATAACAATATCAACATTTTTTCCAGTTGGACCAACAGTTGCCGTTGCGGTTTGTGTAGTAGTACCATCGTCGCCCCAATTGGTCCGTTGAACTCCCTCCGTACAACGTAGTAAAGCCCAGTTCTTCCAATTGGAGTTCATAGCAGATCCGGCCGGCCAATATGATCCAGCAGAATCAATTGCTGTTTTACTGAAAATTGCAGTTTGAGAGAGTGCTTGATATTTTCTTGCAGATCGCAGGAGATCTGCATGCACCACAGCAACTACCCTGGGATCTTGTTGTAGCATTGCAGCTTCTCTTGCTGTCAATAGATAATGAGTGTTTAGGCTAGTTGGCCTTCGTTTATAAGGTCCTATAGCTCTATCAGGTATAAATTCTGGTCCACCTTCATTTTCAATATCACTATAAAACGAATCCAAATCTTCAACGTTGGCTAGGGTTACCACAAACTCCGCAGTATCAGTATTATCTAATTCGTCTAAATTTTCAGAAAATATTTTCATTTTATGCTTCAGTCTGTAATAAAGTTAACGTAATAGAAATACTTGTACTAGTACCACTTAGATTAGTAACTGACATTGGTATATTGGTAGTTGGTGGGTTTTCGTCATTGAAGCCGGCTATAGCTGGAGTTACTGTGACGGTTTGACCACCTGTGGTAATAACTTCTGCGATAAGACCAGCGTCAGACGCTGGATCAACGGTTTGTAATCGAGCAGCGTCGGCAGTCCTAGCTGCATCACTTGAATAAATTCTCACCCAAGCAGCAGCAGATGTTTGTATTTTGTACAAGGTGTAACCTTTAAAACCAGTGACATTAAATGATGCGGTTGCAAGATTGTTTATAGAACCACTACCAGTTGCTGTAGTTCTTAGGTATGCAGCTGGAACTCCACTTGCGCCCGGGGCTCCACTTGCGCCCGGGGCTCCACTTGCGCCAGATGGTCCGGTTGGGCCGGTTGTAACGGTTGTAGTTAATTGCCAAGCATTGCCGTTCCATTTCCATGAACGAGTATTAGCAGTGTAAACTTGATTTAATGTTGGCGTGTCGGGGAAATTAATAGGCATGATTGTTCTTTCATTTATTATATTTATTCTTAATAATCAAAAATTTTTAATTCTTATATTGCATTATAGGGAAAACTCTTTCCTACTCCCCATATTATCCTGACCACACCACCACCCGGGGTATTGCTATAGTCGGTCCAAAGATATCTACTTTCAGCATAACCACCGCCACCACCACCACCATACGCACCGGCAGTGGTTTGAGGACCATATGGAGTACTAAATCCTACACACCTACCAATTTCTCCACCGCTGCCGCCGTAGCCGCCACCCGTCGGTCCATCCCTAAGATCGTACCAGCCGCCGCCATAATGACCACCAGCCACTGTAAGGTTCCCAACTATTCCATAAACTCCTACCCCGCCACCACTACCAGCTGGGTATGAGTACCCATAAGTACCCCCACCACCGCCGCCGCCCAAGCTAGCACCACCATCGACATAAGCATTATAATTATTATTATTCCAGTTCCAGACTCCGGCAGTTCCTTTACCTCCGGCGCCCACATATCCACCAGCACCACCACCACCGCCTTTGTAATCAAATCCGTTACCCTCAGGGTAACCATTTGTATAAATTGATCGAATCCCAACGGTAGCACCATCCCCACCATCCCCACCACCATCACCAACAAACGTACCACCCCAGCCGCCTTCATTACCGTTGGGAGTACTACCATCTCGATGCAGACCACCGGCTTGTTTGCCGCCACCGCCTTTAACTGTTGTAGGGCTAATAAAATAACTATCTCCTCCCCTACCTTGGGTAAGTCCCGGTGCCCAAGGTGTAATAGCAGGACGCGCAGCATGAGCTGACCCATACCCCGGGGTACCGGCTGCCGCAGTCCCTGGGGTGCCAACAACAACTGTATATGTGTGTCCCGGGACCACTGAGATATTATTTCGCCATCCTAGGCCACCACCACCGCCGCCGGCTCCACCGGGTTCATCTGCTGGCTGATCGTTCGGGCCTGTAGCAGATCCACCGTTGCCGGCACCACCGGCACCAACAGCTACAACCGACACACTGGTAACCCCGGCCGGGCAGGTCCATGTACCGTTTGATGTAAATATTGATTCTTCTGCCAAATTTAAATAAAAAGTTTGCCCCCAAATTAATTTTACAACCCCATCACCGCCTGCGCCGCCTCTGGTACCACCGCCACCACCCCCACCACCATAATCTCCACCTTTGCCACCAATCGAAGTAGGGTTACCACCAGGTCCGTAATATAAACCAATGGATCCATCTTTACCGCCATTGGTTGACCCATGACCCCCCCAGCCTGTATAATTAAGTTCACCTACAAGTTTAAATCCAGTAATACCACCTAAATTCTGGCCCGGAATGCCATCTATACCAATGCCCCCACCACCACCTGCTGAAGGATTATTGGCGCCGCCGCCCCCACCACCACCTGGCGTGCTGGCGGTATCAGTGCCGTACAGAAAGTTGGTCGGTGATGTAGCACTACCATTCCAACCGCTTGATCCGGCGCCGCCCCCACCACCACCACACCTGGCACTACCAAAACTGCCGCCGCGGCCGCCATCGGCACCGCCGGTGCCTACATATCCGCCGCCAAGACCGCCGGCGGTGCTAGACACCCCACTAGTGATTGTTATACCCGGGCCGCCACCGCCTTTGCCGCTAACAGTAGTTGCACTAATAAAATAACTATCCCCGCCATTTCCGGCCTTGTATCCGATAGTACCTGCATCAATAGCAGGATCAATTCCGCCCAACCCAACAACTACTACATATGTCTGGCCCGGAACTACTGGGATACTACTTTTCCATCCGCGGCCGCCGCCCCCGCCACCGCCGCCCCCACCACCATCCCACGGCGCACGGTGAGCGCCAGCGCCGCCGCCACCAACAGCTATAGCAAACACACTCGTAACTCCGGGTGGGCAAGTCCACGTGGCATTGGCAGTAAATACCACCTCGCCTGGTGGGACTACCCTTACAAAACTATTGATTAATGATACACTCATATTGCATTATAGGGAAAACTCTTTCCTACTCCCCATATTATTCTGACTACGCCGCGGCTGCCCGAGCCACCTTTTTCTCCAGCGCTGGCGCCACCACCACCTCCACCATACAAACCCCCATTGCCACCCGGGGCAGGTGATACACGATCTCCATTGGCATCAAATGCAGTTCCTAGTCCCCCATTGCCACCACCTAGACTGCTGCCACTTCCGCCACCACCTTTACGATCATTTGGGCCGCTAACCATGGTTTTCCCGCCAGGAGTTACTAGCCCAAGTGATCCGTATGTGCTGGTACCACCACCACCACCAGATCCGTCAAACCCATATGTACCGCCACCACCACCACCACCTGGACTTTCGCCACCGTCAACAAAAATTCCATCGCCCCAATCGCCTATTCCAGACGTACCTGCACCACCTGCACCAGTATACCCCCCGGCACCGCCACCCCCGCCTCTATAGAACCAACCATCCCAAGTTGGGTCACCATTTGTGTACGGTGCTCTAGGCCCAACTGTGCCACCATCGCCGCCCGGGCCACCACCATCGCCAAAGAAGATACCACCACCACCACCATCATTTCCAGTAATAGCGCCACCACCTTGGGGAGCACCACCACCTCCACCACCTCCACCACCTAGTACTGTTGTTCTACTAATAAAAAAACTATCTGTGCCGTTGGAGGCTTTAAAATTTGGAGTAGAGTAATTGGTACTATTTATAGGTGATGCTGTATCCACACCAGCTGTACCAACAACAACCGTGTATGCTTGACCTGGGACCACAGTAATGTTATTTCGCCAACCCAGGCCACCACCACCACCACCTGCACCACCATAGTTTTCATCAAATTGGTTTTCAACCGCAAAGCCATGATTACCACCGCCCCCACCGCCAATACACAATACACTAACACTAGTAACTCCGGTTGGGCAAGTCCACGTGGTATTGGAAGTAAATTGTACGCCCGATGCTCGGGTAGGATTAAAAGTTTGTCCCCAAAGTATCCGCACAGCGCCTGCGCCTCCCGAGCCCCCTCTATGCACTAGCGAGGTCCATTCACCTATTGCCCCACCCCCACCCCCACCAAAATCACCACCGTTACCGCCAACAGACACGCCAAGATATGCATAAAATCCATTTTCACCATTGGTACCATCACTACCACCACTGCCCCCACCAGCATTCCCGGCGAGTATGCCAGGACCAATGCCACCACCACCTGCACCATCAGCTTTTTGTCCATAAATTCCTACACCACCCCCACCTCCACTTGCAGTATCACTACCACCACCACCCCCGCCGGCTGCGCCAGTAAATGCACCGGCACTATTACCATTGGGATAATTTGTTAGAGTTGCATTAACTGCTGATCCGCCTGCACCATTGTACCCACCTGCACCACCTCCACCGGCACTTCTAAATGCAACGCAGTTACCACCTCGCCCACCTGCGCCGCCACCAGTACCAGTGTACCCCCCACCAGCACCCCCGGTGTTAACACTGGCACCAGCACCGCCACCGCCTTTAACTGTTGAAGTATTGATAAAATAACTGTCGCCACCATTGCCGGCTTTATCTCCTGGGGTACTCATATCGCTTGGGATGTCAACCCCGCCAGCCCCAACAACAACTGTGTATGTTTGACCTGGCACTACTGTGATATCACTTTTCCATGCCAGCCCACCGCCGCCGCCACCTGCGCCACCGTTATATCCGTTGAACCCTCCCCAACCGTGATTACCACCGCCACCACCACCTATAGCAATTACTGATATACTAGTAACTCCAACCGGGCAAGTCCACGTGGCATTGGCAGTAAATACCACCTCGCCGGGTGGGGCTACATAAGGCGCCCTTACAAAACTATTGATTAATGATACACTCATGCTGCATTGCTGGGAAAACTGCGTCCTGTGCCCCAAATTATTCTTACTACCCCAGCACCACCAGACCCTGCAAGAGCTGTAGAGTACTCAATGCTAGCACCACCTCCACCTCCACCGTATAACCCACCGTCTCCACCCTTGGAGTAGCGTGTAACATAATTAAGGCCTACGCCAATTTTACCATTTTCTCCACCACTACCTCCCGAACCCGGGCCACCAAAATCACGCCACCCGGGTGCAGCAGAACCGCCTGCACCGGTTACCCCTTTTCCATATATGCCTACTCCGCCACCACCAGGACCGGGTTCGCCACTGCCACTAGTGCCTCCGCTACCACCAGCACCACTATTAGCAGCTCCGCTGTTGCCAGCTGGGCCAGCTTGAGCACTGTAGTTGTTTTTTTCAGTGTTATAATACGCATCAGTATTTGTACGAGTTACCTGAGTATCTGCCCCACCGGTACCAGAGTATCCACCGGCGCCACCACCACCGCATCCAACAAACAGAATTTGTAAATTATTTTCTGTACAACTACCACCGCGGCCTCCCCCGTCACCTACATATGTTCCACCAGCACCCCCGACATTATTATATGCAGTTTCACCACCACCACCTTTAACCATAGTCGGACTGATAAAATAACTATCCTCGCCGTCGATGCCCTTACCACCGGGTGTGGACCGCGTATTTGGACTATTATCATATCCGCCGCTGCCAACTACTACAGTATATGTTTGTCCCGGTGTTACAGTAATATTATTTTTCCACCCAAGACCACCACCACCACCACCACTGCCCCCGGGGTAGTTGCCGCCGAAGACATAGCCGCCCCAACCGTGATTTCCAGCGCCACCGCCACCAACAGCTACCACTGATACACTGGTAACTCCAGCTGGGCAAGTCCACGTGGCATTGGCAGTAAATACCACCTCGCCGGGTGGGGCTACATAAGTCGCCCTTACAAAACTATTGATTAATGATACACTCATGCTGCATTGATTTAAAATTTTATATTCTATTGTAATAGAGATTTATTTTTAGTCCTGCCGCCGCAGTTCCTGCAGATGTTATATCAAAGGTAATTTCGCTGTCATCGGCTATGGACACGTTTGCTGATGTTAATGTAGTTGGGATAGCCGCAGTTACACTGGTTTTTTCGGTGGCATCAATTGAGAGCTTATTTGCTCCTAGTATACTGGTCCCGTTTAATTTAATATCAACAATAACCAATCCTGATGTAGATGCTGTAGCCACTGATGATCTTGGTATTTGGGTTATAGACATGGGCCACGGAGCCCTGAATCTTGTTTTTGCAGTTCCGGTGGTCAAACTACTTACTTCATCAGATAATGCAATGGTAAACACAGTTGAAGTAGGACCTGTTGCTCCTGTTGCTCCTGTGGCACCTGTTGGACCACTAGACCCACTAGGTCCGCTGCTGCCAACTACACCCGAGTTGGCAAGTTCAACCCATTGGTAAGATGTGCCATCATTTAAATAATAATATTGAATACCAGATTCTGAATCTACCCAAATTGTTCCCAAGCCCGGGCTAGTGGGTGCAGAATTAGCAAATGTATAGTTCACTGATCCACTGGCACCAGTAGGTCCAGTAGCACCAGTAGCACCAGTGGCACCAGTGGCACCACTTGCTCCGTAACCACTGGGACCAGTAACACCAGTTGATCCTATTAATCCTGTTGGACCTGTTGGTCCCGATGGACCTGTTGCACCAACTAGTCCGCTTGCTCCAATTCCAGTAGGTCCAGTAGGGCCTGTTGGGCCAGTTGCACCGGCTTGTGCCACAGATACAGTAACATTACCGCCAGTAGCAGATGCAGTAACACCACCACCAACAAAATTTAATCCGGTTAATGCACTGGTTATTTGATTACCTTCATCTCGTACTAGAATATTTGATCCACCGCCACCACCAGGGATAGTAACAGTAACATTACTGCCAGTGGTAGTTGCAGTAACACCGGCACCGACAAAATTTAATCCAGTTACAGAACTTGTTAAACTAACCCCTTCGTCTCTAACGGCAATATTAGCAGCACCACCGCCAGTGGCACTGATAACTATATCGCCGGTACCAAGTCCAGTACCGCTCCAAACATCTATGCCATCACCAGCGCGAATTTCAGTTACATACCCAGTAGAGTTGATGTATATTTTTGTAATTCCGGGAGTAGTTTCTGTGTCAAAACTTATAGGGTAAGCTGCTTGAATATTGGCAATAGACCCAGCTGGACCAGTTGCGCCAGTTGCACCACTTGGGCCAGTTGAACCAGTTGCACCCCTGACACCAGTTGCTCCTACTATGCCCGATGACCCCACAGAACCATTTGTTCCTGCTGGGCCGGTAGAACCAGTTGCCCCTTTGGGACCAGTGGCACCACCAAGCCCGGTCGCGCCCCTAACACCACTCGGGCCAGCTGGACCAGTTGCACCAGTAGGACCGCGTGGTCCGGTGGGTCCAGTTGCACCCACAGTGGTTACTGCTTGTGGTCCCATCTGTGCTGCGCCTGGTTTTGTTGCTAGTTTCGTAACTGCTTCGCCAGTAAAAATTTTTGTATTTTCGTTAGACATAGTTTAATTTTCCTATTTGTAATTATTCAGCGGCAGCGGCACCGCATTTGGCACGTTTGGCTCGGGTCAACGCTCCAAAGTCCACCGGCCATTCTGCCCCGGGATTGAGTTCTCGAGCAGCAGGCGGAAATGCAAATTGTACACCTGCCATGGTTTGAATCTGTGAAACTGGCAATCTAAATTTAGTTAAGTCGTTGCCTAAATTAACATATGGTTTAGTATGCGGGAATCCCCAACCTGCTATTTCGTTTGTTTGATTGTTAATAACAATCTTATAGAAACCATGAGGCACAACTACACCTGCGCCGATTCTAGGATCCTGTGCATCGTACACACCACCTACGTAGATGGTGTAGCTTTGATTGCGCTGTACTGCCCACCCACGTATACTGGTTTCTAACAGTTTCCAAATACCACGATTCAGTGAGCCATGCTGCGGACTCATATTGGTCATTAAGAAACTTTCGTATTCGACCTGCTGGTCCCATGATAGATCACCATCGGGACTCATGTGTCCTTTATCGTAACCAGTGCCAGCATAGTCATCAGGTTTAGGACCGTTTTGTATGCTCTGATCAGCAACAAATGCATTGGTGCGTGGCCAGCAACCCAGTGCATTTTGTGGCAATAGTTCGTAGGTTACATACTTAGGTAGTTTAGCAGCGGCATCATATCCTACCAAGTAGGCCTGACGGCAAATTGGCTGTACACCTGCTGTTTGTGGGAAACCGTACGGAGCATGCACTCGGCAGGTTTGTGGATCTTGTGGGGCCCGTTGGGTCCACGCTTGTGCATTAACTGCTGCTATTACCAGCAGGATTGAGATTATAAATTTTTTCATCGAGTGCTCCATAATATGTATTTATGGAGCACTTGATTAAACGGTTACCTGCGTTTTTCAATAACCTTATCAGCTAGTCCGTATGCAACTGCTTCTTCTGCACTCATGAAACGGTCTCGATCCATATCCGCTTCTAGTTGTTCGTATGTTTTACCTGCTGAGTTATGATCTCGGTAGATACGGATCAAGTTCTTTTTAAGGAAAGTGATCTCTTTGTACTGGATTTCAATGTCACTCTGCATGCCACGTGCGCCACCACTGGGTTGATGGATCATGTGTCTAGCATTAGGCAAGATGTAACGCATGCCCGGTGCACCTGCTTGTGCAAGTAAACTGCCCATACTGGCTGCTTGTCCCATGACAATGGTGCTGACCTTTGGCTTGATATATTGCATGGTATCGTAAATGCTCATGCCTGCTGTAACACTACCCCCGGGACTGTTGATGTAGAACAGGATATCTGCATCAGGATTATCACTCTCTAGGAACAGTAATTGTGCTACCACCAGACTGGCGCTGTGATCGCTTACTTCTGTGTCTAGCATGACAATGCGATCTTTAAGCAAACGGCTGTATAGATCATAACTGCGCTCGCCGTTGCTGGTACGTTCCAGCACCATGGGTACTAAATTTGGCATAGGTTCCTTTGTAGTCTATTATAGCTGATTATAGACTATTATAGATCTATTGTCAACACCGTTTGAAGTCTTGATAATGAAACCAATGCCCGTTGCGGAACCACGTTTTTAAAGTCAGTCCGTAATAGTCAAAGTGATCACGCCACTCAAAGAAACTAGGACCATGCGCACCGCTATACATATTGGGTTCTCTACCATACAGGTCCAAATGTTGCCAACGATCAACGTCCCACTGATATTGATGTACCATTTCGTGTGCTAATACATTCATAAACCACTGGGCACAAAACCATTTATCGTTGAGCTCAATATTGCACCAGCTTCCCGATTCCTGCTGCTCTGGATGCCAATAGCAACTTCCCCAGGCTTTCCTGCCAGCCCGAACAGTTATCTTGGGTTTTTTTAATTGATTGTTAAAAATGTGTCGATTTATGATCTTGTATGCGTAATCAATATCACTAGTTCCGGGGCGAAATTGTTTGCGGCGCTGATAATGAATACCGGGCAGCGGACTTTCCATAATGGTTCTAATAGGATTGGGTCGAGCCATACAAATATTTATTAGTACCGTTACAATCTGGTTAAATACAATATAACATTAAGGAGATATCAATGTTCAAAAAAATTAAAGAGTTTTTCGTAGGTAAACCTGTAGAAGCCGCTGCACCGTATAAAGTAGAAGCACCCGCACCTGTTATAGCCGAAGTTGCTGCGGTACAAGTAGAAACTGTTGCAAGTTTTTCTACTGTTGTTTCAGAAGCGCCTGCACCTGTTACAGAAAAAGCCATTAATCCCGAAACAGGTGATGTGTATGACAAACTGGTGACACCAGAAGCGCCTGCACCTGTTGCAAAGCCAAAACGTGCTGCAAAGCCCAAGGCTCCTGCTGCTGCTAAACCAGCTAAGGCTCCAAAAGCAGCCGCAGCAAAAGCACCTGCAAAACCAAAAGCTAAATCAAAGAAGGCCTAATTGTTTAGCCTCTTCGTATAATGCGAAGCTGGCTAAATTTTTACCTTTCGACTCACACATGATGTCGAATCGATCTAGAAAACTCAGTGCCCACCGGTTTACTGCTGTATTCCAGTAGAAATCACTATGCGCTCTGAGTTTTTGTTTTTTGTGTCCTGATTCTAACAATGCAGAATGATCTGGCATTACACCAGTGTTGTGATCCACCAGATAATCCTCTCGGCTAAGAGAATAATGAAGTGTAGGGCGCACACCACGCCAACTGTCCACCACACGATCAACGCGACTATCTGTCGCTGAGACATATTCCCCTTCTCGTATCCAGTGATGATGTATGTCGAGCACAATAGGAACGATATCGCTAATAGTAAGGCAATCATCTAATCCCCAAGCATTTTCTTCATTTTCAATTGTAATGCAATTTCTTGCCTCTGGGCTAAGTCTGGCATGTGCTCTTCGTATGCCCGCAGGGCCTTCGCGACCTGATATGTGGACATTGATTTTGAGGTCTTGGAATCGTTGGCCATAGCCCATCCAGCGAGCCATGTCTGCGTGGTATTCAAATTCTTCTATGCTCCTATCGACAATACCAGGATTACTGCTAGCAAGAACAGTGAACTGGCCAGGATGAAAGCTGACACGTACATTGCGGCTGCGAGCGCTGTTACCGATAGATATAAAATTGCGCTCACAATAGTCACGAACATCGCTACGGCGCCAAAAATAACTCCAATCAGCTTGGGTATAAACAGGCAACAAATCGCTGCTAAGACGAACCATCCTAAGATTTTCATGTAATTCTCCTACTCGATCTACCAAGCGCCGTGTGGCTTCAATGTTCCGCACCATCAAGTCCCACAATCGCTGTTCAGCTACATCCAGTGTCTGTCGCTTTAACCAAGCACATGTGGTGGTTCCAGTATTATATTGTTTACAATCATCTGTAGAGTCAATACCGTCAACTTGTGACGGATGATCGATCCACTTACATGCAAATCCCAAGCTGCCTAGGCGTTTGAAGGTCATACGTATTCATATATAATAAAGAACATAACGTATTATATACTATCACTACGTGAAAGTCAACGAGAATTAGTAAATTAATTATGCAGTTATAATGCCAAATTTAGCCCAACGTGCCCCACCCAAACTTACCCAACCAATTGGTGCCCCAACCTCGGGTTTAGTGTTCCAAACTATGTTTCCCAAAGGCTGATTGTTAGTTGGTGCAGAATCTGCGCTGGTGTGCGTAGATGCACCGATGTTAATAACATTGACACTAATGCTACCATCTGGGTTAACTGATAAATTGTTATATCTATTGGCACCAAATATTAAACTTTGGTTAGGCTTGGGCATGCCAATACGTGCAGTATCTTGCCGTAACTTGTTAAACGTCACTTGAACTTCTTGATCCCACATGTCAAGCGGGGCCTCTGGATCCATGGTGTTAATACCTACCCTGTTGTTGCTGACATACAAGGTGTCATCTAACAATGTTTCGCCAATTACTTGCAATTCTTTTAGTGCGCCTACTTTTTGCAAATTGCTGTTCAACACAGTTGGTGCCAGAGTGGTATCATTAATGAAGCTGTGGCCACCTTTAACCTTGATAGATTCAACCGGGATTCCTCGAGTTTGTATTTCATCAAACACTTGATCTCTAAAAGATCCCAGTAAGCCATCTGCCATTTCACCACGTAAGGCAGTTATGCAGTGCTCAAGTATGTCACGAAAAAGTTGGCTGTCAGAACTCATAGTTCCAGCTAATTCTAAATTGCCGGCAATCACGGCATCAGTTGCTACTTCCAATCTTTGAGCCACAAGAGTATTCTCAAATACAGTAGCTTCATCTAAAATTGTAACTTGGCACACTCCGGCTTTATCTTGGATACCAACGCTTTCAAAGTTTCTATGAGTACCAGAAATAATTTGTTCCGGGCGTATGTATAGCCCTTCGGGATTGATAGCATTACCCGGAACACTGCGTTCAGGAAATGCAAACGTTTTTGGATTGCTAGTTAACAATGCACCAATGTAATCTCGTGCAGTGGCAGCTATATCAATTCGTCTAAGTTGATCCCTAACTCCCTCGGATACTAATTTGTTCACGTCCTGATTTAATGTTCTCAAAAAATCATCTGTGATATTTTTTACTAGGACTGTGGTTTGTTCGTTTATATTACTCATGTTGACCTCAAAATTTGATAGTTATAATATGTTCATAATTCTTTTTTATTGTACTCTTGTACATGATGTTTTTATGAACATAGAAATTTACAGCGGCATTGTCTAAACTGAATTTAGCCAATTGTTTAAAATACATATTGCGACGATGGAACGGACCATAGACCTGCATTTGAGTACTTACCTCATATATGGTACCAGTGTATGCATTTTTGTCGACCATGTCGTACTGGTAGTGTTCAAGATAGATTCTGTTTTTATCAGCACCATTGATTAAAATGGGTTGACTGAACTCTTTATCTTTAAAATCTTGATTTTTGTAATCTCGTAAGGTAGTAATAATAATACCATCAACAGCATTGGCCAGCTGTTGAACAAGGTATTTTTGATCCTCGTCAGTCTCAGCAAAGGTAAAATACTCATCGCATGCTACGGCAATTGTGCTGGATTTAGGTTCTATGTTATCTAAATCTATTAGATCGTACACACAGCCATGACTATTTAGATATTCTTGTATCTCTTCACTGATATGTGCTGCCCTAAAGGGGATTGAGCCCATGGTTAACATCCATGGATTAAATCCAACAAACAACATGTTGTCGTTGGCAGTTAAATCATAGTAGTGTAAGATCTCGTCTAATATGTTTTGTTTTTTGGACAAAACATCAGCAGACCTTTGATTGTTGACAAATCCATTAAATAGGACGTCACTGTATTGTGTGAATGATATCATTTGTTCTTGTTACCGAGCTCATAGATATTTATGAGTAGCTGGTAACAAGAACCCGTTAGCCTTTTATTCGATCCAGTATAACTTGGTAAAAACTATCTAATTCACCACCAAATCTACCATATAAATGTCCTATAGCGTCAAGGCAATATGTGTAGTTTTTTGCTGCCAATTCCTTAACCATTTGCTGATGTAGGTGCTTATAATGCTCTAGAACAGGCATTTCTACTGCCGATATACTATCACCGGGCACCACACAAAAACATTCCACTGATGTGCCACGTACATCTAATGTTTCTAATTCCAGTACCACGTACTTTTCATTTAAGTGGTCGGCTACTTCTCTATTGAAAATTATATTCATACTATCCAAATCTTGGTTTTAATCCCAAGCGATTATACACTTGCTGTACTGCTGTGGCTTGACTTACACAATCCTCTAGTGCATTATGCAAGCCCACTTTGCCTTTAATCCTAGGGTCACCGTGTGCCTTGAACAGGGTGCGACTGTCGCTGATTTGCCAGAACTGCCAAGGAGTAGGCCAACCATATTGCCGGTAAAGATTTTCTAATATGGCAATGTCAAATACTGGGCCTTGGCACCAGATGTTGTCAACACCCACTAGGAATCGGTTTAGACTCTTGTACATGGTTTCCACACTGACTCTGTTATCAGGGCCCAGTGCTTCTTCTCTAACATCTTCGGCTTGCCGCAACCACCACTCCAGTGTGTCGTCCTGTACTTCGCGCCCACGCTCAATTTGCTCATCGGCATCAATGCGCAGGTATAATCCGGGCCCGGGCTCTTTGAGAGTGTAAGGGTCAAATTTAACTGCACCCAGGGTGAGTACAACACAACCGGGCTGTGTGCCCAGAGTTTCCAAATCAAGCATGCAATCAGTAGTCATGCTGGATTGTACGCTATTATTTGACTATTGTCAAGTGTTTTTTGCTCTCAGCTTCGGCTACCCGTTTGCGCAGGCTACTGCTACTGAAACTGTGATCCCGCCCATTATAGACGATTTCGATCCCACGCTTTTGACAAATATCTCTACCGGTAAAGTCTTTGTCTTTATACTCTACACCCAATATCCTAACATCAACTGGCAATATCAGCAAAAGGTCTTCTACGTCTTTTTCAGTTTGGTATATTACCACTTCATCCACGTTGCGATTAGTGCTCAACTGTATCTGTCGCTCTACAATGCTCTGCACTGGTGGGTTCTTGCTGTCCGGGCGATCAATGGTGGGATCGGTCTGTAGTGCTGCAATCAAGTAATCACAGTGATTTTTAGCTTCACTCAGCATGGCAATGTGTCCTGCATGCAGCAGGTCAAACGTGCTGAAGGTGATGCCAATCTTTAAACCATCCCGCTTGAGTTCTTTTACTTTATTGAATATCATACCACTTCTTCTACAATGCCCAGAAGTTCTGCTATGATTAGACAATAACCAGCCATTAGCAAGTTACCTCCGATTAAGCAAGCACCCGCTACTATACGAATAGCACTCTTTACAAGGCTGACATAAAAATGGCCTCGGCTGGTGTCTCGAGGTTGGACTTCAAGGTCGATCATTCTTCTGCCTCTAATTTTATTTCTAACGGATATCCTTGCCTACGTGCCAGGAAACTGACTTCAATACCTTTTTGTTCAGCTATTTCGTAAGGCATAATAGACACTACTGCTGAACCATCTTCATGTATTTTTTGTGTTAAATCCTCGGCAACACTGTGTTCGAGATTAAAAATTGTAACTAAACTTTCAATTACAAATTCTGCTGTAGTAACCTCATCGTTAATGTATATAACTTTGAACATTCTAGGTTCTTTAATATTGAGCTTAGGCTCAATTCGAGGTTTAATCTGACTTTTAATTAGTATTTCAGTTGCAGTTGTAGTTGTCATTTTTGTTCCTTAAAAGCGGGGATTGCTCCCCGCTGTTGTATTTAATTAATCGCCACTGGTAATGGCAATTTTACGAGGCTTGAGTGCATCAGGAACTATGCGCTCAAGTTTAACTGTAAGCATGCCATTTTTAACTACAGCATCCTTGACTTCCAAGTAACTACCTAGTGTGAACTTGCGCTCAAAACTACGTTGACTAATGCCCCTATATAGGTAATCGGTCGCAGCAGTTGTTGGAATTTTTTCTCCAATGATAGTTAAAACATCTCCCTCAATACTGACATCAATGTCGCTGTAGTCAAATCCAGCTACAGCAAATTCAATAGAGTATTCATTTTCACTGTACTTAACAATGTTATACGGGGGATAGTTACTTTGATTTGTCTGCGTGTCTTGCATACGCAAAATTTCATCAAACAAACTTTCATAACCTATTGTAAACCTTGAAAGAGGCGCGGATAGTGGCGCAAAGTCTATGCGCCCTATTGTTAGTTTTGTCATATTTTTCTCCTATTAAGCAAGATGACTAATGTGGGGCCCAAAGGCGCCCCACGGGTTTGGCACACCATGTGCCTTATTGAGCGTCAGGTTTAACTTCCTTAGACTCAACATCTACTGGGCCATCGGCTGGTGCAGACTCTGCTGCTTTTTTTGCAGCTTCTTCAGCATCACTCTTGGCCTTTGTTAGTGAATTGTATGCTTCATACACTAGTGGCATACATTTTTGAATGTCAGGAACATCGCCATCAGCTGCTGCTTTTTTTAGATTAGCAATAGCCTCAGTTAGCTTGGTCTTTTCTTCTTCAGTGATTTTATCACCGTAGTCCTTGAGATCTTTTTCAATTTCATTAACCAAGCCCTCAACTTGATTGCGTTGATCGATTAATTCGCGTTGCTTCTTGTCAGTTTCGGCATTGAGCTCGGCATCCTTGATCATGTCTTGGATTTCTTTTTCACTCAAGCCACTGTTGGCTTTAATGGTAATATTGTTTTCCTTACCAGTTGCTTGATCCTTGGCGCTGACTTTAAGAATACCATTTGCATCAATATCCAATGTGACTTCAATTTGAGGTTGTCCACGACGTGCTGGTGGAATACCGTCAAGATTAAATTCACCCAATACTTTGTTGTATTGGAATATTTCACGCTCGCCTTGCGCAACTTTGATAGTGACACTAGGTTGGCCATCTTCGGCGGTACTAAACACTTGGCTATGCTTAGTTGGGATAGTTGTATTTTTAGAAATTAACTTAGTAAACACACCGCCCATGGTTTCAATACCAAGACTTAGTGGAGTAACGTCTAGCAATAGAACGTCTGTGCGTCCTCCACCCAATACGTCACCTTGGATAGCAGCACCAGCGGCAACTGCCTCGTCTGGATTAACATCTTTACGTGGTGCCTTGCCAAATAGCTTTTCAACAACTTCTGCAACCTTAGGCATGCGTGTCATACCGCCAACAAGGATAACCTCGTCGATGTCAGCAGCAGTAACCTTAGCATCTGCCATGGCAGTTTTACAAGGAGCAATGCTGCGTTGAATTAGCTCATCAACTAGACTTTCTAACTTGGCACGTGTTAACTTAACATTTAAGTGCTTAGGACCTGTTGCGTCTGCTGTGATGTAAGGCAGGTTAACATCAGTTTGGGCACTGCTTGACAATTCAATCTTGGCTTTTTCAGCAGCTTCTTTTAGTCGCTGTAGAGCCAACATGTCTTTCTTAAGATCAACCCCATTATCCTTCTTGAATTCATCAACCAAGTAATCCATAATACGTTGGTCAAAGTCTTCACCACCTAGGAATGTATCACCGTTAGTGCTTAGTACTTCGATTTGTTTGTCGCCATCAACATCTGCTAACTCAATGATACTTACATCAAATGTACCACCACCCAAGTCATATACAGCAATTTTACGGTCACGCTTGTCTTGTTTGTCCACGCCATATGCCAATGCAGCAGCAGTTGGCTCATTGATGATACGCAGAACTTCTAAGCCTGCGATGCGTCCTGCGTCCTTAGTAGCTTGACGTTGACTATCATTGAAGTAAGCAGGAACAGTGATAACTGCTTGTGTAACTTCGTGCCCAAGATAGTCTTCAGCGGTCTTTTTCATTTTGCGAAGTATTTCAGCTGACACTTGTTGAGGAGCCAATTTATCGTCGTTGGCTTCAATCCATGCATCACCGTTGTCGGCTTGGGTAATTTTGTAAGGCATCAAGTTGATGTCTTTTTGTACAGCTGATTCTGTGAACTTGCGTCCAATTAGACGTTTAGCTGCATAGATTGTATTTTTGGGATTTGTAACTGCCTGTCGTTTGGCGCTGGCACCTACTAAGATTTCACCATTGGCATAAGCTACAATACTAGGTGTAGTTCTAGCACCTTCGCTGTTTTCAATGATTTTGGGGATACCGTTTTCAATGACGGCTACACATGAATTTGTGGTACCCAGATCGATACCGATGATTTTGCTCATAATTTTCTCCTTAGTTAAGCAAGAATATGTAAGACCCCACCCGGGCATCCTACACATGTATTTATACACGATCCGTCAATAGCTGTCAATTTTTTTGATAGTTTGCCAGTGTTCCGGACAACACAGTATCTTTTGTTATTTCAATTTGGTTGAACTCTGCTTTGATTGCTTCTATGTTAAACATATATGGTTTAAGTAGGTTTTCCAAAATACTCTTTAATCCCCTAGCACCCGACTTCATTGCTAATGCCTGTTGTGCTATTTCTTGTACTGCGTCATCTGTAAACACTAGATCTACATTATCGATTTTAAAATAAAATTGCATCTGCCTGATTAGATTATTCTTAGTGTCAGTAAGTATAGCAGTCATGTCGCTTAATGTCAAGTCTTCTACGTAGGTAATTAAAGGAAATCTGCCAGTAAATTCTGGTATCATTCCAAACTTAATAAAATCTTCTTGTTGAAATTGTTTACGGTCAACTTTGATTGGAGTTACGGTTCCACCGAATCCTATAGTTGATCCCGAATTGGTTCTCTTATCAATAATTTTATCAATATCCGAAAACGCACCCGCTGCAATAAACAAAATGTTTCGAGTATCAACTTCTACACTATCGCTCATGACGTTTCTGCGATTACCACCAATGTTAACTTTACATTTAGTGCCTTCTACTAATTTAAGCAAGGCCTGCTGCACACCTTCACCAGACACATCACGAACAAATGGATTTTCTGATTTACGTGCAATCTTATCGACTTCGTCGATAAAAATAATACCTTGCTCACATTTTTCTATATCGTATTCAGCTTCGGCCAGTAGTCTACCTATTAGGCTTTCTACATCATCGCCTACATAACCAGCTTCAGTCAGTGTGGTGGCATCGGCAATTACAAATGGTACCTTGAGATACTTGGCTATCATCCTGGCCATTAAGGTCTTACCTGACCCAGTAGGACCAAATATTAAGATATTGCTTTTTTCAACTTCGTTTTGTGGTTTAAAATATATGCGCTTATAATGATTTACCACTGCTACGCTCAGTGTTATCTTAGCATCATCTTGACCAATGATGTGATGGTCAAGATATTTTTTAACCTTGGCTGGGTCTAGTACACCACCAATGCGTTTTTCTTTTTTAAGAGCATCGTTTTTTTCTTTGTTTAGTATGCTGCCGCATAACTCGATACATTCATCGCAGATGCCTACATTGTTGGCTACTATTAGTTTAACAACTTCGGCTTTATCTTTATTGCAAAAATTACAAAACACTCGACTACTATTGAGATTTATTTCGTTCATTTTTTGAAATGTACTCTTCGATTTGATCTTTTTCACTAGCACTTAAATCTTCAGGATCATATGAACCTGTTGCTAGTTTGTCTATCAAGTATTTAACGTATTCTTCGTTGTAGCTGTAAGTATCTGTTGTAGATTTGTCTATTTCAATCCAGTTGTTATTGTATCTATATAAACGAGTTGGCAAGTAGTCTACCCTTAGATATAGATCACCCTTGTTGGCAGTTTTAGGAAACTCTGTGCCAAATAACGCATTAATTTCAGTTACTGATTTTGGATCATTATCTGCTTTGATTATATTTTTCTTATTAGTATTCGCTGCTTCTGGTGGCACATACGGAGCAGGCTTTGGTTTCTGTACAATAAATTCTGGCACAACTGGTTTACTTGGTAGCACTGGCGCAGATATTGTTGGCATTGTAGCCGGAAACTCTTTTTCTACTACTGGCATCGTGATCTTGATTTCAATTGGTTCGTAACCTTCTAACGCCCACCCATCGACTACATCGCATGCCTTATTTGGACAGAACGGACCAATGCCGGGTGCGTTAATCAATGGGGTACCACATTTATAGCAAGGCTCTAATGCACTATCACTTGGCTCTGTGGGCTTATATACTTGTATTGGTACTGGGTCTATGCCCGGTGGAGTTGCACTACCTGCAGGAGTAAACAAATAAGGATGGTCATCGATATCAAATTCTTTTGCTACAGTCTCTTTTATTTGTGCAATCTGTTCATCAGTTAGCGGACCATCGTCGGGTTCGTAAAGCGGCGACTGTCCGCCTGGCCATTTAACATATTCGTCGTCGTACCCGGGTATGGGAGGTCTGTCGGGCCACGGAGTCTTGTAACCATCTTCTGCGACTTCTTCCTCTTTTGCTGCTAGTCGATCTTCACGTGCCCAGCGTAGGCTCTGTTGTGATGCTAATATTAAACACAATGCCAGTGGGTCAAATACTATAACGATCAATATAATAACCCAACGCACTGAACGTTCTAATATATTGCTGTCAGGATTGTCACCATAAATTAACGCCGCGATATATTTAATCGGCCCAACCTCTGCTTCGACCTTGCGTACCTCGGCGGCAATAGGCGCACGTTCATCGTTAAGTCCCGCGATAGACTTCTGCGACTGTAGTATTTCATTTTGAAGTCTAACACGCTCTTTCTGCTGGGACTTTCGCAAAGCCACAGCCTTGTCGGCACCCGTTTCTGTTGTTGAGCGGCCCAGTACTTGGTCCACTCCCTCATCCATTTGTTTAAGTGCCTTACGGTTTGCTTCAATATTCTCTTTTTCGGTTCGGATTTTTTCATCGTATACAGCTATTTTACTTTGTACATCACCCGACACTAGATTTTGGTCGTTGTGTGCTTTACTTAGGAAACCAAAAATTCCCATGCTGGTTAGCAGCATAAGGAATACTACAGCTGGAATAAGATAGCTTTTGAATTTCCAACTGGCTCTTTGCCAATTGTTATGCAGCCAAACGGTAGCCATCACCTTGCCTAGCTCTAAGCTGGCGCCCATGATTATGATTGGAATTACTGCCGCAGAAAAGATAGCAGTCAAGCCTATTATTGAATAATAAGCAGCCACCATGCTCAAAATTAGAGCGGTGAGTAACATTGTAAAAGCAAATGCCATAGTATATTTACGTAGAGTATACGACTATTATAGCATGTCTATAATAGTTCTGCAAGGATTTTACGGCCCTGTATATCCATTATGATAGGGATTGTACAAATAATTATTGGGACCACCTTGAAGTGCATTTTGGTTACCCCAGTCATTTGTGAGATTGGTAGTTGATATAATATTTTTAACTCCCATGGTTGCTATCCATTTCTTGACGTCAGCCGGTTTAGCACCAGGATTATTAGAAAGATATAACGCGGCAACTCCGGTAACTTGTGGACTTGCCATGCTAGTTCCACTGATCTTAGATGACTTATATACACTGCTGTTGGCCTGTGTTCCAAATACATAAGGATGCTTTGGGAAAGTGCTGTTAATACTAGTGGCCGCAGTAATGTTTGTTCCCGGGGCAATTACTGTACATCCAGGACCACGCTCAGAATAACCATCAACTTGTTCTAATAATTTGCCATTGTTTAAGACTGTGAGGTCTTTAACTGCTGATACCAATATAGTGTTTCTGCTACTTGGACTGCAACCTCTATGATAATAAATTGGAGTTTCTGGAGGGAAAAAATCCGCCCACGAATCAGCTACAGTGTAATAATTATCATAGTCGGGTCCAGTGTCTAGGTCAATTTTATGTCCAAAGTTACCAGCTGACCTTACAAAAATAATTCCAGCTGCTTCACACGCTGCACACGCTGCATCCTCACTCGGTACATGGAATCCGTGCTGTGTGCTTACTTGTCCATTGGCAATTTTTTTAGTTTGCGGTGTTTGGTATGTTTGAAGATTTCCTCTATAATTTATAGAAGTAATGCTAGGAGCATTGTGATTGTTATAATCGTTTGAGTATAGCCAACTATATCCCCAGCTCATATTTACTATGGTGGGCCTACGCACCCCAGTATTTGGATCAATTGGTTTACGTAAATGCCAACCCAATAACAAATCAAAATGCAATTCATCTGGCACTCGCTCGGTGTCATCACCAAATACTCTCAATGAGAATATACGTGCGCTTTTAGCATATCCATATGTTTTTCCAGCCGCAATTGACGCTACGTGTGTTCCATGTTCACCACCACCTGGGGTATTACCAGTATTATAATGATTCAATGGCATAGTCCCAACAACTCCGCTGGATTTAAACCAATCAATCATTTGTACTCGACTCTTGCCGCTGGGATCTTTAAACTCAGGGTGTGCTGCTTCAACACCATCATCCATAATAACAATATCAACACCTGCACCTGCACGATCGTAGTTATATGTATTACCTACTGTAGGCTCTGTGGTGGGTAGGCTGGTTCTTCTTAATCCCCAGTTTACGTTATATAAATCTTCTTTGGAGTTTCTATTAAAATTGCCAGCAACTCTAGTATAGGCCACAGGTCGTTGAATAGAATTTAATGGTTGGATTGGTTTAGGGACCACATGTGGTGTTCTTGCCTTATAGGCAACTGGAATATGCACAGCCACAACCCTATGATCCTCAGCTAATTTTTTAGCCTCTTCGTCAGTTAAAAAATAATGTGTTATTGTTGGCATAGCTAATCTTGCATTAGCTACACTAACTGCCCTAGTAGGAACTATATTATGATTTACTGAAGGAAGGAAGCTGGTGTCAATTACAAGATCGTTGTGTACGCTGTCAATATCAGTTTCGCTATTTGCAATAACTATGTATTCTTTCATGCTTGCCTTTATTAGAATGTTGAATTGTCAATAGTAAATTTGACCCAAATATCAGCTGATCCGGTAGTGTATGTGGTAGTACATATGTATGCAGTGGTACCAGAAATCGCTATATCTCCTGCAACGTCACCAGGAGCACCAATGCTTGACCCAGGCACCGCAACACCAAATCTAGCCGGGCTACCACTTAGACCCGTAGGTCCTGTTACACCCGTAGCGCCAGTAATGCCTGTTGGGCCAGTAGCACCAGTTAAACCACTAGGGCCAGTGGGTCCTGTTGCACCAATACCAGTTGGTCCTGTTGGTCCCGTAGTACCAGTTGCACCTCTTAACCCGCTCGGTCCTGTAGTACCGTCTGGACCAGTGGCACCAACTGTGCCTGGTAACCCGCTCGGTCCAGTAGGACCAGTTGCACCACTAGCACCAACTAAACCTGTTGGGCCTGTGGGTCCAACTATGCCAGTAGGACCTGTTGCACCAATTGGACCGGCTGCGCCATCTGGACCTGTAGCACCAGTTGCACCTACACCTGTTGGGCCGGTAGGACCTACGTTACCAGTGGGTCCAGTAGACCCTGTTAATCCAGTTAATCCTATACCGCCGCTTGGACCAGTTACGCCAGTTGGTCCAGCTATGCCCACATTGCCTTGAATACCCGTTGGTCCAGTTGCACCTACATTGCCTTGAATACCGGTAGGTCCTGTTGCGCCCACATTACCTTGAATACCTGTTGGTCCAGCTATACCCACATTGCCTTGAATGCCTGTTGGTCCAGTTACACCAGTAGGTCCAGTAGGGCCACGTAATCCTACACCGCCCGACGCACCACTTGCACCACTTGCACCACTGGGACCAGTGGGTCCTTCTGGCCCCGTTGGGCCTGTGTATCCAGAAGGACCAGTTGGGCCGGTTAAGCCAGTTGGTCCTTGTGGACCAGTGGGACCAACTTCACCTGTAGCACCACTTGCTCCGACTCCGGTGGGTCCAGTAGGTCCAGCAAATCCTGTGGCACCCAATGGTCCAGTTGCACCACTCGGTCCAGTGGGTCCAGTTTCTCCAGTAGGCCCTTGCGGTCCCACTAAGCCCCTTGGTCCCATAACCCCAGTGGTGCCAATACCAGTTGGACCTGTTGCACCTTTTAATCCAATTGGGCCTGTGGGACCAAGCTCGCCAGTGGGCCCAGTGGGTCCAGTAGTCCCAGTCGGGCCAGTCACACCAGTTACCCCAGTTGGCCCAGTTTCGCCTGTGGCGCCAATTCCAGTTGGCCCAGTAGGTCCAGTAGGTCCCAAGGGCCCTGTGATATTACCAGCATCTATAAATCCGTTAACTGCCCCGCCACCAACAGCACCGGTGTAGACCCATAAATGTCCAGTGTCACTGGTGATGTAACCATCACCAAAAGTTTGCCCAGTTAATGGTAAACTAGCCGATCCAGCTACTGATCCTTTAATAGTAACACTAGTACCGTTTGCTCCAGTGGCACCAGTGGGCCCAGTGGCACCAGTGGGCCCAGTGGCACCAGTTGCTCCAGTGGCACCTTTAATGCCGCCAGGCCCAGGCAATCCAGTTGGGCCAGGGGGGCCAGTTACGCCAGTTGCACCTGCAGGTCCAGTTGGTCCCATTTCTCCAGTAGCACCATCAGGTCCAGTAGCACCATCAGGTCCAGTAGATCCCATGGCGCCATAATGTCCTGTTGGACCCTCTGGGCCAGTTGCACCAATGATACCTGTTGCGCCAGTGGCACCAGTTGCACCTGCAGGTCCAGTTGGTCCTTGTGGCCCTTGAATACCAGTAACTCCAGTAGCGCCAGTGGCACCAGTAGATCCTGCGCCACTAGCACCGCTAGCGCCACTAGCACCAATTGGGCCGGTTACACCAGTAGTTCCAATACCGGTAGCACCAGTAATACCTGTTGGGCCGGTAGGACCCATAGGGCCTGTTGCCCCAGTTGGACCAGTAAATCCAGTGGCCCCTAGCGGCCCAACACGCCCAGTAGCGCCGGTTGCACCACTTGCGCCGGTTGCTCCAGTAAGTCCAGTAGGGCCTCTTTCACCAATGTAACCACGTGGACCACTAGGTCCAGTTACGCCAGTTGGGCCACCAGCTGGACCAGCTGGTCCTTCAGGACCGCTGGGTCCAGTTGCACCTGCAGGACCAATAATTGGGCCTATGTCTATCCATTGTAAACTGTCCCATGCCCATAAATGATTACCAACCAAGTAGGCATCTCCCGATTCGGCCCCTGTAGTTGTAAAAAGTTCAGGTAACGTCAATGATCCAATGATTTTAATGGTACCAACATGTATACCGCGTATAGTTGTTCCGAGAGGTAAACTAAGCTCGCCGCTGTTATTGCTAATAGCAAGATTACCAATATAGATGATATCACCGGTGGTAAGCCTATCTATTACAATTTGCCCACTGTCAGATCCGATTGATGCATCACCTACATATACTGTACCAGGACCAACATAAACACTATGCCATGGCTTAGATTCTGAACCAAGCGTGTACTGGTTTGCTGCGGCAGGTAAAATATTTCCCGTAACACTACTAAGGTCAATATTTGCATGATCCTCGGCCAGTAAGGTGTCAATTTGCTGAATAGTGTAGTATTCTTCGACATCAAATGCAGTGGCTTGTACATTCCCATCGGGAAATTCCAGCCCACCGTTGATTTTAAATCTCCACGTTTCTCCGCCCCCGAGTTGGGTACCTGTGGTGATTGTAATGTCTCTACCACTACTAATAGTATTTCCGTAAAAATCCAGCGAAGAATTGGCAATTGCTCCGATGGCTTGAACTGAAATATTTCCAGAGACTAGATCTGAAAAGTTATTGTTGATCTTATCAAACGCGACTCTTAGCTGATCGCCATCGCCGGTGCTTGGTCCTGATCCTGTGTTTATGACTCGTAGATTACCCATGTTTAAGTGTCCTATAAACAGTATTTATAGGATATTAAAAATAAGTTTACGGCTTTGTTATACGCTGAAACTGCTGCCGCAGCCGCATGTACTCTGTGCGTTGGGATTTTTAATAACGAATTGACTGCCGGTTAGGTCTTCCCTATAGTCAACATCTGCGCCCTGTAGATATTGACTGCTCATTGCGTCCACTAATACTGCTAGTCCTGACTGCTCTATTACAAAATCATCTTCGTTTTGTACTTCGTCTAGGGTAAAACCGTAGCTAAAACCACTACAGCCACCACCTTGTACAAACACACGCAGGCGAATATCTGGATTGTTTTCCTCTGCCAGTATGTCTTTTATCTTTACTACTGCATTTTCAGTAAGAGTCATCATCGTATACCACCATATATTCTGCGGTTAACGTATTCCCAATTGATAATACGCCACATACTGTCTAGATATCGTTCTTTATTGCTTTGGTAGTCTAGGCTCCAAGCATGTTCCCACCAATCAATCAGCAGGGCAATGTCTGTCTTTTTTGCATGATTGCGTATTGTTTTGATTTCGCCTGAGCGTGACATGTAGATCCAGCCCGATCCTTGCAACTTCATTGCTTCTTTTTTAAATTCGTCTTGGAATCTATCAAAGCTGGTCCAGCGCCTATTAATTAGTGCAAGGCTAGTGCCGTGGGGTTTATTACCGGATTTAGGTGATTGCAGTTGTGGGAAGAATATATTGTGTAAGAAAGCGCCAGCTTCGTTAAAGGCAGCATCTCCCTCACCAGCATTATAGCGATCTACATAACCTTTTGCCAGCTTGCCGTAGTGGTAATTCACTGTGGCTAGGGTCATCACAGGTGCTAGTCCCTCACGTGAGTAGGGTAGACGCTGCAATTCTAGATTGTGCTTGCTTTTATCTTCAATAAGATCAATGGCTTGTCGTATTTCCATTACTTGTTGCGATACACTACTCGGCCACGAGTCATGTCATATGGGCTCATTTCTATGTCTACACGATCCCCCATTAGGATTTGGATGTTATGCTGCCGCATTTTACCAGCTAGTGTAGCAATAATATTGTGTTTATTTTCTAACTCTACCCTAAACATTGCATTGGGTAATACTTCAAAAACTTTACCCGACATGCGTATACTCTCTTCTTTGGCCAAACGTATATTCCCCTTAAACAAGTATTTAGTAGATTATATCAAGTCCAAAGACTATCGCGAGCCCGGATCAAACGGATCATCATCTGTTCATCTTCTTTATCATAGGCTGCTTCGATCTTAGTAGTAAGTTTAAGCGCCCGATCACCCATCTTTTCCAGTTCCGGAGTCTTCTTGCTACCAAAAAGTTTACCCCCGTTGTGCTCGCGTACTTTTTCGCAGTATTCACTCCATCCACTGGCATCGTGTGGATCTGGACGAGCAGGATACACTGTGGTCCACCATATATAAAGCTCTTTGATTTCCTTTGCACGAACAGCCTGACCTGTTGGACGACCGTAGTTTTCGTCACCTTCTTCTACACCCATATCGTTGCCAAGTGTAAGTGTCATGGCCCAGTCAAGGTGGTCTAGGCCTGCCTGGGGACAACGCCATGTACGCCAACGCCACCAACCAGTGGCCCAAAAGGGTGCTTCGTACTTTGCTTTAGTGTCTTTATCTCCCCAGGCAATGTGATGCCAGGCTTGTTCTATTTCAACAAAATCAACCAACTCATTGAATAGACAAGGCAAAAAGCGGTTCCCCACATCGCACCATTGACCCGGTTTAATATTCCGGGCATGAGCGGTAAGACTATGAGTGCGACTAACCCAACGGTTGTTAATGTAGTACTTGATATCATATATTTTCCTTATAGGCCAGGTTACAAAATCTTGGACATGGCCAAGTCCTTCCTCAGCTAGCCAATAACGAACAGGGTGATAGCCTTTAGCTCGGTCGGTCCAGTCATTCCATTCTTCGCTGGTGCCCATCTCAAGTTTGCGAGTACCACGAATCCAGTCTGCAAAAGGAGTGCAACTCCAGTAATTTGTGTGTTGTGCCATATTATATTCTTTTGAATTCTTCAACTATACCCGGGTTGTCTTCAAGCAAGGCCACTAGTGCATGAGTGAAAAACTTAACTTGTTTTTCACTCATGAACAGGTCATATGCATGATCCAGCATGTGAACTACTTCGTGCCACTTGGCAATTTTAATTGTCTGCGCAGTACTGCTTTGATTAATCCAGATTTCCTGTGTATTGAAATTGGCCAGTCCAATATGGCCAGACATTTCTTCTGCAGGTTTCATTATTATGGCATAATCAATGCCGCTGATTTTTACGTTGCTCACTGTTAATCTTTCTTAAATCTATTTGCCCACGACGCGCCAACATTTCGGCATACTGCTCTTGTGTAAGTGCATGGCTGGCATCACACCGACCCTCAGGGTCTAGTGTTCTACCACAATTGCACATTACCTGCATTAGCTATCACGTTCCATTGTACAGGCTTCTTGCACCAATGCTTGAAGTTGCTCTAAATTTGAGCACATGATTTTAGCAGTAGCGTAATCGCCTTTCTTGGTGCGACCGCCAACTTCAAGCATGAAACCATTGTCATACAGGTTTACTGTGAAACTGTCATTTACTTTTGTTAGTTTGTCGCCGAGATTGCTTACTGGTTTTGCTGTTGCCATGATTTTTCCTTATATTATTCGGGGATATTGAATGTAAGAGATGTAAATTTTATAGGACTTTTTAAACAATACTCCATGACCTCAATCACTTGATCTGTGGTCATATGATTTTTATCGCCAATTTCTTGTTTAACACGATCCACCATAATCCAACCAGGTTTTAGATTAATTATCTGTGGAAGATTAAATGTGTTTTGTATGCAAAAATGATCCAATCTACGTTTAGTAACTGCGTAGTGAGTTGGGTTGGCAGTGATAGTAGCAATTGTAGATATATTAATTATAGTTTTGTTTTGGCCGGCCCATGATGCGTATAATTCTTGGAGCATGAAGGTTTGACTATCATCAAAGAAATTATAAGCGTTATTAACAAATATATCAGCATCAGCTGACGCATTAACTATTTCTGTCCTTTTCTCGGCACTGGTTATATTAAATCCATTTGCTCTGCTAAAACCAATGACATTGTTATCAGGATCAGTTTTAAAATAATCAAAAATTGCTTTACCTAATCCACTAGAATGTCCAGTGACGATAATTTTCTTCATTGCTTAATTCCTTTTGATTTACTACGTTTAGTAGTTTTTGTATCTTCTTTACTAATACTTAGTATAGCAGACTTGACTTCATTGAGCAAGGCTTCATCGTCCCAAACCAGTTCAGTTCGCCCATTTGGAAATGTAGTTACTGTTAAGTGATTGCCTTTTACTATCTTTACCACATCTGGGCCAGTTGCATCAATTACTGTTTCTGATTTCTTTTTACGTGTTGCCATGTTAATCTCTTGTTAAAAAAGGAGTTAGGTCCGGTGGCACCCACCCTGTAGGTTTAAGTACCTTACCATCTTCACGCTTGCGAACCTTGCCTGTCTCTCGATCAATTTTAGCAAAGTTAGTTGCCATAACTTCTTTCCAACCGCCCTCGCCATCAAATCCTGCCGAATGGATAGCACCAATGGTAACAACAACGAAATCTAACAATGCATCTAATTGCTCTTCACGGTTTTCCATTAGGAGACCAGTTTTGAGCTCTCTCCATTCTTCTTCCATTAAATCCAAATACAATTTGTATTGATCTTGATTTAGTGTACCAACTGTTTGGTCACAGGCCCGCATAAATTTTTCTTGATCTCGAAATGGATTTGTCATATTAGTCTGCAATCATTAATTGTTTTTCGTTATAGATATGTAAAGCCCCTGCTACTTCTGGAGTAGTACATTCTACAACAACTCTACGTTCGCCCGCCAGTGTATCAAATACTGATACAACAATGCCAGGCCATTTATATCCACTAACTTTTTCTACCCGATCACCTACTGCTAGTAATGCCATTTTATTCTTCCTGTTGTTCTAAAACTCGCCAACCCAGTCTATATAGGTCGTTGGCGATTTCGTCTGCTACTGTGCCTTCTGGCGCAAATGCTTCGCTGTCTTTTATGTACTTCTGTTGCTCTGCGGTAAGATTTGCCCACTCTTCGGGGGTTCTGCGTTCCTCATCATTGCTGAACTGGATTCCACTACAGTACCAATCCATGTAGTCACCTCGACCTTGTACATCGGCAACCAAGCCGCCAGCATAACGCCAACTGCAATGCCATGTCTTGCCCTTGAGTATGGGCCACATTTCTAGTCGCTGGAAATCATTGTTACACAATGCAGCATAGAGATTCTGCGCATACACACTATCACCACGTACTTTTTCTACCATCCAGGGACAAGACTTTATGTCCGCCTCCATGTCGTAGACCACTTCATCATTATCCATGTGCCAGTTCTTGCGCACTCATGGCCATTAGTGTTTGGAACAACAAGGCCACTTCGGTCTCAGTCAAAGACGATACCACTGTATTAGTAAACTTCATTGATTTTGTTTGTGCATGATTCAGTATACCCAAGACCAACGGTTTAAATTCTGTGCCTTGGTTAATAAACTCACTGCCAGCATAGGCGTAGAATTGATCGCCATGTTTTTCTATACTGAGCACACAAGGAGTCAAGGACTGCTCTTCTTCCTCCGCTTGTTCTTCTACCATGTCGACAATCCTAGATACTGCACGCCACACGCCTACAGCGTATCCGCCTGCAAAAATAACACCGGCAAAGAAAATGTAAAGCAGTACTTGATCCATAACTTTATTTACTCCGCGGCCAGTACACCTGTTGCTTTACGCAGGTCCAGCGCATGACGCAAGGCTTGTTCAATGAACTGATTCAGCGTAAGATCCATGTCGTGTGCCATTCGTGCATAGGTTGCAAATTCCTCGTCTGTAAACTCAATAGGCATGCTGACGCGGGTATCGTAATCCTCGCCTGCCTTGATAGCCAGTGACTTCTGGATAAAGTCGTCGTCCACATCAAGATCAACGAAGTTAACATCGTCCCATGCTTCGTTTAAGCTAACACCGCGATTCTTGGCTTCTTTCTCGTGTTTCTTAACATAGTCGGGATTGATCATGCGGTAAGCACGATCATGTGTGTAGTCGCAAACTTCTACACAATAGACCTTGTGACTCTTGGTGCTGAACACAATATTAAAACTGTATCCACCTTTGCCATGAACACCATTCCAGCTGGCCAACTGATAGCTGTTGGGCCCAAAACATTGCCAACCATAAGTGTCACCTTCGGTGATCTTGTAGTCAACCAATTCCATCCATTCTTTCATCGTAAGCATATCCGCTCCTTATATAAAAATTAATTTTAACACAATCTAGTTCCGATGTCTAGAGATATTTCAATCTAAACCAAGTTTCTTGGGCATCGTCATAGAAATCCAAATATATCACAGTGTTGTAGTGGACCAAACCTTCTCCCCATTCTGTGTGCCTCCGGGAAGTAAAACCCAGTTCTCGTCGCATGACATCACGGATCAGCAAGAAACTGGGCGGGTATTCCCGTGCTATGCTCGCATGTATCCTAGCCCATTCTGCCTCGGTCAACTTGATCACTGGCTACTCCATTTTAATGCACACATCGTGCCCAATTCATTGTCGGGCACACGGATAGTAAAGCCCTGGGCCGGCCAATTGGTATTTACGGTCCATATGTCTTTTTGGAATCTCCGCTGGCACCATTTCACGGCTCCCGCTATTTTATCATAGCTTACAGTTATGTTCATAACCATTTCAATGCAAAAAATGCAGCGTCCCGAGACTCTGCAAAATGGAACGTGGATCCAATCCATTTGTGATCTTGCATCCAACCCCTACTGCCCTGCGTCTTACACCAATTGTTTATTTCTTCCACACGGAAGACCCAATCAGCCCAATCCATGGTGTGGGGGCGCACGAGCTGTACGCTGTGCTGATAATTTATTTCGATATCGCGTTTTATTTTTCTACGCTGTTTACTATTCATGTACCCCACCTCAACAAGAACCAGGCATAATCTCGTTCACGGCGGAACTCAAACACACCTTCACCAACATAATACCCCCAACCATCATTGTCTCGGTCGCTGAAATGTTCTCGACACCAATCAATACAGGGTGCCCATCCTTGGTAAACGTGCTTGCTCACACGATCATTTACTGGCGCAGGCACACTGGCCACATACCATCCATTGTTCTGGTTTCTCATGACCATGACCTCCCGTCGCTGAGTATGGCCCACGATACCCGTTGGTCCAGCAGGTACTTGAGCCGGTGTGCATCTGCTTCTGTGTCAACTACTACACCCAACAGATCGAAGTCATCTAACCACTCGCCCATGGCAATGGGTGCTTGTTCATAGCTCATGGAATTTACAGTAAGAGTTTGATAGCTGCTGTTAACGTGTACACAGAACTTGGCCTCCCACAGTCCAAGATCACGAAACAATATACCGGTGACATCACGAGTTGTGATGTGATATTTTTCGTGAGGTGACCAGCAGACGTACCATCCGCTGAGTGTGTGTTGTACAGTAACTCCACTATTCATATTCCCCACTTCAACAAGAACAAAAATAAATGCTTTTTCTTTTTAAAATAAATGCGTTGGTCAAAATACCAATAATGCCATTCTTTACTCTTGAATGTTTGCAGGCACCAAGATATTTTGTCTGCACGGCGCAAGTGAATCGCATCGGTCCAGTGATGGAATTCTTCTCTCTTGGTACCATAATCAACAATCAATGTCATGACCACTTCAATATAAAAATCAAGGCATCCTTCTCATCGGCAAAAAAATAATCAATCTTTGTAGCATCATATGTATTGTATCCATCGCAATGCATATCATTAGTTATATAACTAGAGCAATATTTTTTAGCCCAATGCAAAGGCTCCCAAAAAGGATCATAAGGTAAAGTAACTGTCATGACCACTTCAACAAAAACATAACAGCCATTTTGTCGTCTTTAAATTCCATGTAGTAAACATCTTTGGATACTTTGATGCAATTCCAATCTTTGTAGTACTCCCAACCACGTTCTTTCATCCAATCATGTATGGGTGGGATAGGATGTAGTTGTTCAAACCCTGTTTCATAATAGAGTAATTCAAGTTGTTGATGTTTGTCTAGGTAAAATTTCATGACCACTTCAACAAAAACAAAGTGCGATCCTGCTCATCGCGAAACCAATACTTGTAATCACTGCCTACCCAAAGAGCATTTTCTTTGAGCCAGTTCGAATCACCAAATGTGTCTAGCATCCACAGACTCATCTCATGCCAGTCTTTTGAAGCGTAGTTGCGTGGTCGAACCCAATAGGGCCACTTGGGTTGATTGTCAGCATAGCCAGTTTCAAGGCGCTTCATGTTGATCTCATCTATCCATAGGTTTGCTAGGTCAGCCACCCACTGCAATTTGTCGTTAGCCATAGCACGTTTTTTTATCACAATACCCTCACGGTAAACATGCTGCATTATAACATGTTATAATGATCCGGTCAATCGGGCCGGTTCCATTTCAGCAGGAACCAGGTAGCATCTTCTGGGCGCAGGCTGGCTCGAATCTGATATTGGTACCCATAATTGTACATATCGTGCATGCGATGCCAGCTAGGTGGTTCTGTGGCGTTCTCCATGATCCATTTACCAGCTTCGGTCTGCTGCCATTTCCATATGGGTTCGGCCGCATACAGATCCGGGTCCTCTACATCGCCCATGCGGAATTCGTGTACAACCAATTCCACCTAGTATTCCTTTTTCAGCAGATCCCACATCTGCATCTTGTCTTTGATATCAGCTTCCAGTGCGCGATATCGTTCGCCCAATTCCAGCAGCTCATCCCACTCTGCTTCGATCTTGGGATTAGGTCGCATCATGCCCAAGCGAGCATTGATATTTGCCAAGGTCTCGTTGAGACTGACACCATTGATCAGGATATCAGCATTGTCGCCACGGATCTCCAACAGCCCCTTGTCCTTTACCTGCAACGAGTCATTCAGTGTGACTGTAGAGTTTGTATAGGTATTGAGTGTAGACCACCCAGTGGTGCCTGTGGCACTTATAGAGTATACACCACCACTACCGACTGCACCGATGCTGATATTACCCAGGCTACTAGCAGTCAGCAGGCTGCCAGTGGTAAAAATACTGTTGGCTGTTAGTGCCGGCAACGGCAGTGTGGGTAAAACTGTTATGCTCATGCAGTATCACTTGAGTTTCATCAGCATTTCCATGCCAAACTTTCCTTGCTCAAGTTCAGCAATCGCAGTCGTGGCGAAACGGGCCGTCTTTGGCATGGTAACCAAAGGTTTATGGCCTCGTTTGAGTTCGCGTACTCTGACCGCAGTGGCCAGCACTCGTTGATAAAGGTTTTCAATGGGTTCAATTTTTTGATTAGACATGCGGTTTCCTTGTTGATAAACTGGTCCGGCGTAACAGAATCGAACTGCTATCTAGGGAGTAGAAATCCCCTGTATTATCCATTATACTAACGCCAGCTTGTGCGACTATTGTAGCAGAGATTTAATATAAAGTCAACTACTGTACGCTCATATAAATATTTAATCAATTTGGAAAACTTATGTCAACGTTATTTGATTCACACCTGGGATTTGCGGACCTAACTAAAAATTACTCCCTTACGCAATTTGTAGAAACTGGGTGCTACATGGGAGAAGGGTTAAGTTATGCACAACAAATAGGCTATAGTAACCTGTACAGTTGCGACATTGATAATTCTCGAGTACTGGACTGCCAATCTAGGTTTCCCGATGCGGTTATATTACATCAAGAGAGCGTGGGATTTTTAGAACAAGTACTGCCGCAAGTACATGGTGCTACAATGTTTTGGCTTGATGCACATTATCCCGCTGATTACGGTCAAGTCGAATCTGCTGAAACTAAATTTCCTGTAATAGAAGAAATATTAAGAATCAAAAAATACAAAGCTGACTATCAGAGGGATGTTATTATCATAGATGATATACGAGTGTTGAATTCAGAAGACAATCCGTTAATCAATGCAAGTATAGGTGAGTACTATATGATAGATTTAAGTGTACAGCAATTAGCAGACTTGCTAAGTGATACACATCGTCATTACCTAGCTCGCACTGACACTGGTAATCTTATATTTGTGCCTAAAGATTAATTACATGGTATAGGTAATAATATACCTACACAAGCCACTATCTTTATTTACATTAGACTTAACTGCATGGGAATTTTCAACTTGTAGTAGGTAGACATCACCATCTTGCATGGTGTATGATGATAAGTTTTGTTGCCAAAACTCTTCTATATTTTTATTATTGCTAATAAATGTAGTACCTGCATTTGAATTTTTTAAACCAATGTTAATGCTGATGTTGCGAGTTATATCACAATGTGCGCCTACACTATCCCCAGCTAAGACTTTTATAATTCCCGTGTTCTCAGCTGATATTGTGTGTGACAGAAATTTATCAATTAATTGATGGTTTGCTATTGCTGCTTGTTGTATTACTCGTAATTGTTCTGCCACTTCGTTGCACTCTGCGGGAAAGTTATGGAAGAAGTTTCTGGCAAAAGATATAGTTGAACTAGTATATGTTTGCCAGTGCGGTCTTTTTAAAGGATCGTTATGTATCTGTACACCTTTTGGTATCTCTACATTAACAAATTGTTCTTCTATTTTGTTAATATCCCAAGATATAGTAAATCCTGTAGATATTTTTACAAATTCTTGTGACATTGTCTAGTGCTGCGATATGTATAATTTGTCTGTACCTTCAACAGCAAAGTTAAATCTTTGATCCTGATTTATGATTAAATTATCTATACCAATTGTGGACACCGCCTGTGCAAGTTTATCTGGAATCCAATAATCGTATCCTAGAAAATAAAATTCTTGATCGGTTTTGTTTGAGAACTCATGCCAGTCAACCCCGGGGTAAAATTGGAACCATGATCCTTTTGGACAATTAATTTTAGTTGGCTTCTGTTGAAATTCTTTTTTAATATTAATCTTAAACAGTCCTTCGCTGTTATCACTTATAACAAAAATATTTCTAACAATATGCATATGATATTCAAAGTCATCCACATGTGGCAGCAACCGGGCCTGGGCCGGCAATCGCCAAATACACATTCTCCCAAAAGGTCCTAGATTATTATTAAATTGCCTAGTGAACTCACAAAATTTTAAAGTTTCGGGAAATTTTGGGTTCAACTGTTGCTCTCCGGTGTGAGCCAATGCAACCATATTCGGAAAGTGAAAATAATTAAGATTGCGATTAATAAATTTCATCCAAGACT